AGTTTGCAAGCCGATTGCGTCTAATATCAAACCATTAGAATATTTTCCATACAATTCATTATCGCTCCAATAATAGTCGTGATATCGGTTCAATTGGTCTATGTATTTATAGGTCGGTCTTTGGAACATTATAATATTATTTTGAATTGCTAAATCTAAAAGGTGTAAATCCATATTACATAAGGGCAATATTTTATTTATCAGATCATGAGATAAATGAGATCCCAGCGGCGGCAGCTGAAGCAGGAGTAAACCCGCCAGCCCCAGCGACAACAGCAGCTTTACCCGCACGCTTCAGCACTGATGCGCCCAGCTTATTAATTTCTTTCTGATTCTTCTTTGATTTTTTAGCAGTCTTTGCTTTGCGATCGCCAAACATCTTTACAGCAGCAGCGTCGCCGGATTTTTTCGCTTTTGCCTGCTTCTTGTTCTGCCGCCGCTTGCGTCTCTTCAGGTGACCCTTCTTGTCAGCATCACGGATTCCTTTCGCGATATCATCTATAATACTCATATTTATATATTTAGTCGAGAATAAATTTCAATTTCGTTTTTAGTTTTCATCAATTAACAATTCGTTATAGTTTCTGAAATATCGGAAATCCGAGCCCGTCCTTAACGATGTGTCTAATAGCAGAAAATCGTATCGGTCCTTATATGCGGCGTTCATTATTTCGTCAGCACGCTGCTTTGACATCATCATATATTCGCTTTGTATCGTATCTATCTCACGCGTGGTCTTTGGACGAAAAAGAAATATCAAATTAGCATTACTTCTCAATGCTGGCGACGCATCAGTAGATTTATGAGTCACAATCCATATTGACAAGTTCAAATGTCGCCGGTTCTTTATCAATTGATTTAATATCTTCTCGTTTTCTTTCATCCGCAATTGAGATGATATATCGTCTAAAATCAACAGTGTATGCTTATTTTCTTGGATTGCGTCGTCGGTCATACTGTCCACTAATTCGAAAACTTCTTCGGATATTGAATCGAATTTTTGGTCATTTGATATGTTTTCTAGAGGCGAATCTTTTATCGTGTGTGCACTGGGGCTAACCAAAATAATATTGTTAAACATGTTGCGATAACTCTTTTTGTGTTTATTATCTTTCGTGGTTTTGTTGCTCTTTAGTAGGTTAACAATGAGGTTTGATTTTCCCGATCCACTCGCTCCCGATATGATATAAAAATGCGAAGTATCCATGAGAGGAGCGGCTACTGAACGGCCCTTAGCGTCTGTTATACATTTATCACATTTCATCTGTATTTTTGACACGGCTAAATCCTCATTCGGAACTTCTATGATTAAATACATTTTTATATTACTACTATATAAAAATGTATTTATTGATTTAGTTTCTCCATAAGGAGAATGTGTTTGGTTGTTTTGAGGTGGACTGATAGAGAAGATTTGTTTACAACGCAACCGCATTCGCAGGTTACTTTTTGTCGCGCCGTTTCGTTAATTTCGTCTCTATGTTGTTCCTTGTATTGTTTATTCTTTTCCTTATGTTCATCTCTATTTTGCTCATACCATTGTTTCTTATATTCGGTATATTTGTCCTTATTTTGCTCATACCATTGTTTCTTATATTCTGGTCCAGCCAATCCAGACCCGCATTTTACCATATTTAAATCAGCTGTCAATAACTGTCGAATACGCTCCTCCTCAATCGTGAGTTCCAGTTTAGAAACACACGGAAAAATCGAATGCGGTTGCATATCCCATTCGCCGGCATTTTGACGAATAGTCTTGTATAGTTTAATATTATATTCTTTACTGTTCTCATTGGTAAGGCTACTTTTATGCTTGTTCTTGCGTGACCTAAAATTGACGGTAGAACCTACATAAATATTATCCTTGCTTCGGATAGTGTATATGATACTTTTAGAATAGTCGGGCATTGGTGATGTTGTATATTGTCGTATATTATTTAAGTCCTTATTTATACTCTATATAACTTATATACGCGAACCATTACAACAGACAGACTCGTTAATGTATTACTACTATAAACATAATAAGTTCAATCCATTTTATAGAGTTTCTTAAGAATTACTAGAGAGAATAATCTACCATATTCTGTAAATATAAATTTATAAATATTTCTAGGTAAGATAATCTAAATGTCTTATTTTACTGAATTTAACTTGTTTAGGTTCTATATTGAAAAAATAGAAAGCATATTTCTGGTTGCCATATTTTTTTGAGCATTTCATAATCCACGGATTGAAAATCAAGATATGGACCCTAAACAAGTTAAATTCAGTAAAATAAGACATTTAGATTATCTTAACTAAAAAACTATTTATATATTTAACAAAAGCATTAGTTCTCTCTATATATTGGTATTATTCTCTCTAGTTAGATGGTTAGATATAGTTTTAAACAAAGAGCATCTCAGATTTAGCTCTGGTTAATGGTGGCGGCGGAGCTGGTGCTGCGGGTTCAATAACTACCCGTTCAGCTTTTCGCGCAGCAACCTCAGCTTTAGTAGCGCGCGGCTTACGTGGCTTTTTTACCGGAGCTGGTTTAGAGTCATGCATCTGCTCCACAAAGGCCTTCAGCTGCCTTCCAGTCATTGGTTTATCGAGCTCATCTTCGACCGCTACAGATTTTACCGGGTTTACGATAACATCCAATGACTGGTCAGCAACCTTCGCCATTTTAGCCAGCTTGTTACGGCGCCGTGTCGCCAACATCTTCTGTGTAGCAGCAACCTGTGCGGGCGTCCGTTCCTTCTTTGCCGGCTTAATCATAGGCACGTCTTCCTCTTCATCTGACGAGCTATCTTCCGTGATCTCAATAATAGCTTCAGAGCTTAATTTTTCTACGGGTTCACGAATTATTTTTTTCTGAGGCATATATATAATGAACAATATTAAAAATTTAGACTCAAAGGAACAATTCGATCTACTCGAGAATAATATTGATAGTATACTAAACGACAACGTTTATCATGACCGAGATTGGAATGCTGATGAGATTCAAACATTTGTTGCACAATTCAATAGCTTTCAAGACGACGCGAAAGAAACCCTAATCGATATGGATAAGCTTGATCCAAACTTTGTATCTGAGACAGAATATAAGCAGAAATTCAGTGGCTTCGATGATGATACTTTAGCGTATATGTGCGAGCTTGAAAATCGAAAACTAGAAGATGCACGTATTCCGCCATTAATCATAAGAAATGAATCTGTAACGTTAACAAACAATTTATCTAATACAGTATATAATAATGACTCTCAAGAAACGAAAAACATCTCAAAGCCAGAATGTGACGCAGATTGTAAAGGTGATACTGGGGGACTTGAAACCGAAAAAGAAAAGAAAACGCCGTAAATCAAAAATACCTCCTAAACCTCGTAGCGCTTTAGATATAGCGCGCAACCCTCAACCATATCAATTTAATATGTATACCCCACCCTTCCCCGCTGTCATTAACCATCAGCCTAAAGCTAATAGTAATGCTCAAAATGTCTCAGATACTTTTCGTAATATTAGAGCTGTTAATGCTAAAGAGTTGGAAAGATTGCGTGGAGATTTAACCGCTTACCGGCAAGAATCTCAAACTATATTTAAGAAACTTGTTGCTTTTCCAAGAGAGAATATCTACTATGAGCCGGTTCCTGCTGTGACTGAACCAGAAGAAGAAACTAAACCTGTTGTCGGTGATTTGTTAAGTGAAATGGTTACAGCTAAAGAAGCAACGGACGCAGAAGCTATTAATCGATTAAATGAAATGGTTTCAAATACTGGGTTTGCAATTGAAAAGGAAAGCATTGAGGCTGGCGATGACGAAGAGATTCGCCAGTCTGAAGAATCAATAGCGCCAGTCAGAAAAAAAAGAGCGCCTAATATAAATAAAACAAGAAATCAATTGCGCGCGGAATTGGAAACCTTCTCTGATGGTAAAATGTCAAACACACAGTTTTCTAAGACCCGATTGCTTGAAATGCGAGCCTTAGCCAAAGCGAAGGGTATTGAACTAACTTTATAATATCTCACTACTATATAATGGGAAAACTGTATTTCTTAGTTATGTTCAGTGACTTCGATAAGTCCCGAATTGGGTATGCGGGCTTGTTCTCGAGTAAACAAGAAATACTCCGTAGATGTAAGCTGTTGAATTATAACGATCTTGTATATAAACGGACCAAATACAAGACGCTC